GATGGAATGGGTAGATTAAATCCGACCGTACGATCATCAACATCGGTATTAATAGCATTTGAACAAGGGTTATACAAAACCAAAGCGGCTCTAGCACCATTTGATAGTGCGTTAGGCAAGCTAACGGATGGAACAGCTAAAACTAGTGATTTAATTGGATCCTTTAGCCAACTGCCTTTTGGCATCGGTACCGTGGCCAACGCATTTGCAAGACTAGCTAGATTCCAAGAAGACAATTTAGCCAGTTATCAAAAATTAACCAATGCAGGTATAGGATTTGCAGGAAGTCTAACTGATATTCGACAAGCATCGGCTGACATGTATCTAACCATGGAACAGTTAACTAATTTAATGACATCTAACAGTCAAGAGTTAACATTGTTGGGTGGTAGTGCTAATGAAGGGGCGATGGCATTTCGACGCATTAGTAAAGAATTAATTCAAAGTTCTGCAGGAAAAGAATTACAAAATTTAGGATATACTACAGAACAGGTTAATCAAGGGCTTATTGATTATATTGCAATTAATGGTGGAAGGACTAAAAAAGATTTAGAAAATTCTGGCCAATTAAGATCATCAGCGGCAGCATATATGTTAGAATTAGATCGACTAGCTGATATTACTGGAAAGACTCGAGAACAACAATCTAAAGATCTTAAAGAAACAATGAGAAAAGCCGACATGGAAATGTTTAGAGCTACTCTTAGTGACAAAGATCGTCAATCGTTTGATGACGCAATGGCTCGAGGTAAAGCACTATACGGAAAAGCAGGAGAAGATATTGTAATTGCGGCCGCCCAAGGTCGAGCTGTAACAGGTGATGCAGGAACACAATTAACAGCATTAGCACCTAAAGCGGCTAGTGCTATTGGAAATTTTTATAGTACTATACAACGGACAGGCAATAAAAGTGCAGAGATACAAAATCTTGAAAATCAAAGTAGAGTATATAATTCTGAAGAATTAAAAAAGTTTGCTGGAACAGTTGGAACAGTTGGAAATCTTTATGAAAAAATTGGAGATGCCGCATTGTTAGGAGCCAAAGATGCAATGACTGGGCAAAATACTCTAAAAGGTATACAGGATGCAGAAATAACAAGAGAAAAAGAAAGAGCCGCAAGACAAAATAGTGAAGCTGCCACAGCAGTCACTCAACAAAATAAAATAAATGAAGCTAGAAACGAATTTCTTAAAGCAATAAACGAATTAAGTCAAGTTATGATGCCTTATTTGACTAAAGCTGTTATTGCTATAACAGATGCAATCAAATGGTTTACCACAAACTTCAAAGGAGAAATGGGAAATATTGCACTTGCCGCTGGGGGAGTTGTAATAGGTCTTGGTTTATTAAGAGCGGCTATTGGAATTGTTTCTACTGTAGCTAGTGGAGTTGGATCTGTTGGTAGAGCAATAACCGGCGGTGGTACTTCTGGTTCTCCAGCAGTGGGTGGATCAAGAATTCCTAATTCTGCTGTTAGAGGCGGTGCTGGCGGAGCCATTGAAGGCGAGCTTGCAGGTGCGAGTAGAGGTGCTTCTGGAATATTAAGAGGATTAGGGATTGCTGGTGCGGCGTTAACAACGGGATTGTCGGCTAAGGAATATTTTGATTTAGAAAAGAAACGTAAGCAAGGTGAAATAACAGACGAGAATGCCAGTCGAGAAAAGGCTAAAATTGTTGGAGAAACCGGCGGTGGATTAACTGGAGCAGTTTCTTTAGCGGCTGCGGGTTCGGTGTTTGGACCGTTGGGTACTATTGTAGGCGGGATTGTTGGCGGGATTGCTGGTAGTAAAATTGGTAAAGATATAGCAGAATCATTAAACACTGAAGATAAGAAAAAAGTAGATACTAAGCTAGATGATGCTGTGAAAACAGATGCGTCATTACCACAGGACACTCCTTCAAAAGATCTCTTAGAGGGTGTTAATAGGTTAAATACTACTATGATATCCTTATTAAAGTATATGAAAGATACTGCGTCAAATACAGAAAGAACATATAAAGACGTAGGAAATCTAAAAGGAAAAGTCTGGTAAAATAATATATGTCCTGGAAAAGATACTTCACACCTGTAGCAAGTAACGGACAATTAAGTCCAATTAGCGGAAGTATGAGCGGCGGAGCTCATGCTTCGCGCCTTAACTATTCTAGTTACTTACCCGACGTTTATGCTGGCCATCCTAATCGTTTAGAACGTTACGGCCAATACGATACTATGGACAGCGACAGTGAAGTTAATGCCGCATTAGACATTTTAGCTGAATTTTGTAGTCAGACTAATATGGAAAACGGTACTCCGTTCCAAGTATTCTTCAAAGAACAGGCTACTAACACAGAAATTACTATTATTAAAAAGTATCTACAACAGTGGACTAAGCAAAATAAGTTTGATACACGTATTTTCAAAATAGTACGCAACGCATTCAAATACGGTGACGTATTTTTTGTACGTGATCCCGAGACACAGAACTGGATGTATATAGATCCAGCTAAAGTAGATAAGGTTATTGTAAACGAAAGCGAAGGCAAAAAGCCCGAACAATATCATATTAGAGATTATAATCCTAATTTAGAAACATTAGCCACTACAGCTATCAATCCTAGCAACATGCAAGGCGGTGGGAGCCAATTTGGCGGTAGCTATGGAACAGGGCAAGGCGGTGCTGGTGGGTCAAGAGGTATGGTAGGTGCATTTCCGACTACAGCTAATTCAAGTCGATTCTCACAAAATCAAAATCAGTATGCCATAGATGCACGTCACGTCATTCATATCAGTATGAGTGAAGGGTTAGACAACAATTTTCCATTTGGTAACAGCTTAATGGAAAGCATATTCAAAGTATTCAAACAAAAAGAATTATTAGAAGATAGTATTATTATCTATCGTGTACAACGTGCTCCAGAGCGCAGGGTGTTTTATATTGATACAGGTAACATGCCCAGCCATTTAGCTATGAGTTTTGTAGAACGTGTTAAAAACGAAGTAAATCAGCGCCGTATTCCCAGTGTAACAGGCGGAAGCCAGAGTGTTGTTGATGCTAGTTATAACCCTTTAAGTATAAACGAAGACTACTTCTTTCCACAAACAGCAGAAGGGCGTGGAAGTAAAGTAGAAATTTTACAAGGTGGACAGAATTTAGGAGAAATTGATGATCTTAAGTACTTTACTAATAAGTTGTTTAGGGCTTTGCGTATTCCTAGTAGTTACTTACCTACTGGTTCAGATGATGGAGGAAGCAATTTCAACGATGGTCGAGTGGGAACAGCATACATACAAGAACTCAGATTCAACAAGTATTGCGAAAGACTCCAAAGCCTTATAAACGGACCATTTGATAATGAGTTCAAACTATACTTACATGCCAAAGGCATCAATATAGATAGCAATATATTTGATCTTAAATTTAATCCACCACAGAACTTTGCCGCTTATCGTCAAGCAGAAATGGACACAGCCCGTGTTAACACGTTTAACACAATGGTTGCAGTTCCAATGATTAGTAAACGATTCGCTCTCAAGCGTTTCTTAGGACTAACCAGCGAAGAAATAGCAGAAAACGAACGCCAGTGGAAAGAAGAAAACATTGATCTCGATAATAAACTTTCAGCCAGTGCTGAATTACGCAGTGTAGGTATAACAGCCAACGGCATGAGTGGTGATATTGGTAGCCTTAGTGATACCACAGCACCGGAGCCAGGTACAGAACCAGGTGGAGAAATGCCTGGAACAGATTCAGAAGGAAGTGACCCAGGCAGTTCATCACCGACACCTCCTGCAGTCTAACTGGTAAATACATTACTATGTTATTAAGAGAATTCCTAAGTTTCAATAGAGATAGCCAAGATCCTGTAGAGGATAATCGCTACCTAAGTCAACACGACACGAGTGTATTACGTCAACGAGATTTACGTAAAACTCGATTAACTCTAGAAATGTTAAATGATCTACGCAAGGCTGGCGATGCTAGAGAGAAAGAACGTATTGAAGAGTTGGGATTGATCCGAACTATGTATGCCCAACCTCCTGCAGAAGAAGGTGCGGTATAAACCACTAATATAAAATATTAGTTAAAAAACTAAATATTTTTATCAAAAATGTTCAAAAATATAATTAATTTTCGAACTATCTAATCAAAACGGCTCATTTTAGGCCTATATTCAATAAGTATTACTTTATACATGTAAATATCATACAGCCTTGCCGCTACCCATTTAAGGAGAATTTTATGTCAACGAAGTTTGAACAATTACTAGACTATCTAGTTAACGAAGATATGGAAAAAGCCAATGAGCTTTTTCACGAAATTGTAGTAGAAAAATCACGCTCAATCTATGAGAACCTTATCGCTGAAGAAGATGAGGAAATGGACGAAGCTGCCGACGAAGAAATGGACGAAGCTTCAGAAGATGAAGAAATGGACGAGTCAGCAGAATCCGACGAAGAGATGGATGAGTCACAAGAAGATTTAGAAGATTCATACAGCATGGAAACTGATGATGGCTTCAGTGGTGGCGAAGAAGGTGACGCTACTGACGACCTAGGTGCAGAAATTGGTATGAGTGCTGACGGTGAAGCAGATAGCGAGAAATCAGAAGAAGAAGCAATTTTTGATATCAAGAATGCTATTCAAGAATTAGAAGCAGCCTTTGCAGAATTAGAAGCCGCGCAAGGTGGCGAAGAAGCTGGCATGGGAATGGACAGCGAATTCAGCGACGAAGAAGACGGTGAAGAAGACGAAATGGAAATGATGGGCACAATGGAAAGCCGTCGTATGACACGTGAGTATGTTGAGAAAGTTGGTAATGACTGGGATAAAAACAGTCAAAAGACTCAAGGACAGGCTCTAGGTGCTAATACAGGTGAATCTATGCCAGCTCCTACAGAAGGTAAGAGCCCAGTAAGTTCTGGTTCTGGTAAGCCAACAAGTGGCGCCAATGCTAAAAATTTAGCACAAGGTGCAGTTGAAGGACAAAGCAACACAGGTACAACACCTAACAAAGTAAACAAAGGTATTACTCCTGAGAAATCAGAACAGTTTACTGGTAAAGATTGGGAAACAAACAGCAAGCCAGGTGGCAAAGCTGGTGTTAAGAACCTATCTAAAGTTGGTGCTACTGATAAAGGCGAAGGCAAAGCAGTTGGTGCAGGCACAGGAGACAACAGTGTAACTGGTAGCACAAACACAACTAGCCCGCTTAAGTACATTAAGTAATTAGAGAAACCGGATGCAAATAAGCTACCTACGTGAACACCTAAGTTTCGATCAAGCTGGAGTTATACTCGAGAGTGACGACAAGGATGGTAAAAGCCTTTATCTAAAAGGCATAGCCATCCAAGGTGGGATTCGTAACGCAAATCAACGGGTCTACCCAGTAGACGAAATTGAACGTGCGGTAAAAACTCTAAATGACCAACTTCAAAATGGTTATTCAGTGTTAGGCGAAGTTGATCATCCAGATGATCTTAAAGTAAACTTGGATCGTGTATCCCATATGATAACACAGATGTGGATGGAAGGTCCAAATGGTTATGGAAAGATGAAAATCCTTCCAACGCCGATGGGTAACTTAGTTCGTACTATGCTCGAAAGCGGAGTAAAACTTGGTGTTAGTTCTCGTGGTAGTGGCAATGTCAACGACATGAACGGCCATGTATCTGATTTTGAGATTATCACAGTAGACGTAGTTGCTCAACCTAGTGCGCCCGGTGCGTATCCTACTCCTGTTTACGAGCATTTAATGAATGCCCGTGGTGGGAATAGAGCGTTTAAGGTAGCACAAGAAGTAAAAGAAGATCCAAAGGCCCAGAAATATTTGAAGGAAACAATGCTTCAAATTATCAAAGGTCTAAAATAAGCCCGAGGAGAAATATATGTTGGACGCATTCAAACAATTAGTAGAGTCAGGTGTGATGACAGAAGAAACAAAATCTGTTATTGAAACTGCCTTTTCTGAAAAGATTCAAGAGAATCGCGACCAAGTCACAGCTGAGCTTCGTGAAGAATTCGCGCAGAAGTACACCCATGATAAACAAGTTATGGTTGAGGCGATCGACAAGATGTTAAGCGACAGATTAGGCGCAGAAATGGCCGAACTGCATGAAGACAAAAAAGCTCTAGCCGAAGCTAAAGCAAGATATCAAGAAAAGATGTCTGGCGATGCTAAGAAACTAGAAGGATTTGTAATCAAGCAATTAGGTAAAGAATTAGTAGAGTTCCAAGGAGACCGTAAAAAAGTTTCCGAGAACTTTGGTAAGTTAGAGAATTTTGTTGTACATGCTCTAGCTAAAGAAATCCGCGAGTTTGCAATTGATAAACAAGATTTAGCTGAAACTAAAGTTAAGCTAGTTCGTGAAGCCAAGAGCAAGTTTGAAGATATCAAACAAAGTTTCATTCAACGTGCTTCTAAAGTTGTTGAAAACGCAGTTACTACCAAGTTAACATCAGAAATCAAGCAATTGAAAGAAGATATTGATAGTGCTCGTACAAACGATTTTGGTCGTCGTATCTATGAAGCATTTGCTCAAGAATATTCTGGTTCGTATCTAAATGAAAAATCTGAAACAAGTAAATTGTTAAAGATTATTTCTAAGAAAGAACAAGAACTTGCTGAAGCAAAAACAGCTATATCAGAAAAAGCAACATTAGTTGAATCTGCACAACGCGAAGTTCGTGTTACTAAAGATTTAATGGAGCGTAAGAATGTTATGGCAGAATTACTGGCACCGTTGGATGCCGGCAAGCGTGAAATCATGAAGGAGCTTTTAGAGTCTGTACAGACCCCAAAACTTTCTAATGCTTTCGAGAAATACCTACCAGCAGTGATGGAAGGCGATACAAAACGTGCTACTAAAGTTGCTCTTAATGAGTCAACCGCAGTAACAGGTAATCGCGAAGCCAAGCCAGAGGTAGGCTTAGACAATATTTTGGATATCCGCAAACTAGCGGGTCTGAAATAATTTATTCAAGGAGACATAAATGTCACAGTTATTAAATGAAAGATGGTCAGAGACCAAAGAAGCTCTGCTTGAAGGCCTAACCGGTAACCGTAAAGCTTCTATGAGCGTATGCTTAGAGAACACACGCCGTAGCTTGGCTGAGAGCGCAAGTGCTGGTGCAACATCTGCTGGTAACGTAGCAACACTTAACCGTGTTATTCTACCTGTTATCCGTCGTGTTATGCCTACAGTTATTGCAAACGAAATCATCGGCGTACAGCCAATGACAGGTCCAGTAGGACAAATTCACACATTGCGTGTACGTTATGCTGATTCTGGCGACAACGTTACTGCAGGTGAAGAAGCATTAAGCCCATTCAAGATTGCATCTGCTTACTCAGGTAACAACGTTGATGCTACTCCTAAAGCTAATTCAACAGCGGCTTTAGAAGGTACACCAGGTAAGCGTATGAGCATTCAAATCTTGAAGAGCCCAGTAGAAGCTAAATCACGTAAGTTATCAGCTCGCTGGACATTCGAGGCTGCTCAAGATGCACAAGCCCAACAAGGTATTGACATCGAAGCAGAAATCATGGCTGCTTTGGCACAAGAAATTACTGCTGAAATTGATCAAGAAATTTTAGCAAGTTTACGTGCTTTAGCAAGTGTTGAACAAATATATGACCAGTCTGAAGTTTCTGGTACAGCTACATTTGTAGGTGACGAGCATGCCGCTTTAGCTATCCAAATCAACCGTGTTGCTAACTTAATTGCTCAGCGTACACGTCGTGGTGCTGGTAACTGGGCTGTTGTTTCTAACCAAGCATTAACAATTCTACAATCTGCTACTACAAGCGCATTTGCTCGTACAACAGAAGGTACATTTGAAGCTCCTACAAACACTAAGTTTGTTGGTACATTAAATGGCGCAATGCGTGTTTATGTTGACGCATACAAATCAGATACAGACGATGATAACCAAGTTCTTATCGGTTACAAAGGTGCTAGTGAAGCAGATGCTGCCGCTTTCTATTGCCCTTATATTCCGTTAATGAGTTCTGGTGTTGTACTTGATCCAGCTACTTTTGAACCAGTAGTAGGCTTCCTAACACGTTACGGTTATGTAGAGTTGAGCAACACTGCTTCTTCTCTAGGTAATGCCGCTGACTACTTAGGTAAAGTTTCTATTGTTAATACTACAGTAAGCTTCAAGTAATCTAAGCAATGATCAAAAAACCTGCTTCGGCAGGTTTTTTGTTGACCACACTAAATATAAAGTACAATTCACATAGGGTGAATTTTATGCGGAAATCTAACCGCGTATAGCCTAAAAAGCTATAATTTCATAAGGAGAAAATAAAATGGGACGTCCTTTACATAAAAAATATTTTGGTAACCGAAACATTGGTTCTGCAAGCACATCAACTGATAATCGTATCGGTGGTAGCAGTGTAGCAAGCGTGGTATTAAATGCACTTGGCGCATATACAACTCGCCCAACATTTACATTCACTGCTCCAACAATTCCAGGTGGTGTTACAGCAACTGGAACAATTAGTTCAGAAGTTGGAAGTGTAACAGCAGTAGGCGGAACACAAGTTGGTTACACAGTTGGTCAATTAATTACAGTTGACGGGACTGACGCAGTATTACGTGTAGCTACATTATCAGCAGGTGACGATGCGGCAACTTTTGACTTCACAGGCGGTAGCCGTGGTAACTTTACTACGTTGCCTTCTGGTGCTCAAGCAACAACTTCTAATGGTACAGGTACTGGATTGACAGTTACTTTAAGTTTCCGTGCTAAAGAAGTTGTAATTACAGAACCTGGTTCTGGGTATGTAACAGCACCAACATCAACTCCTACGCAATCAGTAACATTTACCTCTGTTGCATTAACAGCAGATACTGGAGCACCTGGAACAGCAACAAATCAAGAAAATGCAATTATTATTCGTGCTAAAACAACAACAGGTGGTACTGTTCAAATTGGTGATGTTATTAAACAAACTAATACACGTAGCTACAAAGTTAAAACAGCCGACGGTATTGCAGTTTGCAAGTTAGTTGATACCGATTCTCCAGCTTTTGGAGAAGCGTACATAGTTGCTACTGCTAGTGGCGGAACTTATTATGTTACTAAATTAACTGCTCGCAAAGCAACTCTAGTAACAAAAACAGGCGATGCAGTATTAAACGGTAAAGCAGTCAAGTGGACATTTGGTGCCTCAAGTGCTACTGTTGTACAACTTGAAAATGCTTAATAGCATTTAGTAGCAAATAAAAAGGACTCTTAGGAGTCCTTTTTCATTTAAGGTAAATACTGGCATGACCACCGCATGGACAAGCCCAACAATTATAACCCAATATGCAGAACCTGGCACTGAACTACATCACATCTCTTGGAGCAATGTTAATGAACAAATGCCCATTAAAACATCTAAAGATCTATTACATATAGCACGTAGTCCTAAATTAGATGTTACTATGAAAACTTATTATTTGACGTTATCCGGCTTTAATTTTACTGGATTACCTGAAATTATTTCGGGTATAGAGCTAAAATTGACTGGAAACAGACGTGGGAGAATCACAGATGAAACTGTACAGCTAATGCTCAATAACGAGCCAATTGGTAAAAATCGAGCCAGTTTAGATCTAAGCCCACACAAGATATACGGTAGCGAAACAGACCTTTGGGAGACAGATCTCACTCCTAATGATATACAAAATAACATATTTGGAGTTTTAATTCGTTTTCAAAGTCATCCACATTGGCCGCATAAAGACCCAATGGTTGTAGATGATGTGGAAGTTCGAATTCACTAAACCGATAAATACTCTATAACAGGAATTAACATGACAACACGTACCTCGGGAACCAAGAACGTATCACCAAATGGCAACACCACCATTTCAGCACCTAATGGTGATATATATCTAGTTACGTCATCAACTGGTAAGGTTATTGTTACCCCAAGCAGTGCCAATGTTTCTGGTAGCTTAACAGTCCCTAGTACAGCCAACGTACAAAATCCTTTTGGATTTATATACGATCCCAATAACATTTTTGGAACAACAAATCAACGGTTAGCAGGTGCCGCATATTTTGCAGGCGGTGTTGGCGTTGAGAAAGATTTGAACGTTGGTGGATTTATCTATGGTCGTGTTGCGTTAGCAAACACATCCTCACAAATAGTTATTACTGCTACAAACGTAGACAGTTATTTTTATCCTGTGTTTACAGAAAATCTAAATGCAGGGGGATATCTTTGGGCCGACACTCAATCTCAATATCAATCTAATGGGTTAAGATACAATCCTTTTCAAGGTAAATTAGAAATTGATCAAATTTATGTAGCCAGTACAGCGACTTCAACTAGTCCCACTACTGGTGCATTCACAGTCACTGGAGGGGTTGGCATAGTAGGCGACGTACATATTGGTGGTGCTGAGTATGTTGACAACTTATATACTAAAATAATTTCAAGTACACAGGGGTCAGTACAAA